TTAGGCCGCTACGGCATCATCCATCCATGGACGGGCGATTTCGAACTCGGCAAGGCCGGCCGAGGGAGTGCCGATAGCCGACGCACCCTTGGCATTCTTGACGCGGTCACCGGCCACGACAGCATCATCGACGCTGCCGGCGGTAGCCGTAGCGTAGACGTTGGCGTCATCGACGAAGCCGGTGAGCACCAAGCCGACTGCCTTGCCCTGGATCTGGTACCAGCCGTACTGGCTGGCAACATTCGCGGACATGGCGACGGCAACCGGGCCGATGGCATTGGCAGCCAGCAGCGTGGTCGACCAATCATCGGCATTGTAGGTCACCCACGAGCCGACCACGGTGGATGCCGCGCCCTTCAGGTAGATGAACTCGCCAACACCGTACGTCGGGTCTTCGGCGCGGATGATGTCGCCGAGCCAAGGGCCGGGAGTTGAGCGACCGGCCGCTGCGGAGGCCGGAAGCGTTGCAGCGATCGGCGGAAAGCCGAGGTGAGGAGTGTGGGGAACGTAAGCCATGTTTTCAGCCCTCCTTAAGCCGACGGATTGCTGTCGATGAGCTTCCACTGGAACAGCGGATTGGTCATCGTCAGCTCACCCATGAAACCGATGTACTGGACAACGGCGTCCTGATTGATCGGCATCATCGCCTTGCCGATCTTGTTGAAGTTGCGCTCCGGGTGGTAGCGGATCCACAGGTTGTCGGTGTCCAGACCATAGGTCGTGTTCGCCGGCATGTTGGAGCCGATGCCACCTTCCTGGACGATCTCGGCAGTGCGACCGGCGCCGAAATACTTCATCGACTGGAAGCCGAGCTTGCCGAGGCCAGACACGTCATTGATGCGCTGGATAGCCACGGTTGCGGCGTCGTAGGCGGCGTAATGCTCTGGCGACATGAGCAGCAGATCGGCGGATTGCTTGCCGCGCGAGCGCTGGGTCATGATCGAGTTGAGCATCGGCCGGATGGTCGTTGCCGTGACCTGCGTTCCGATGGTCGGGAACGCAGAATTGGCGTCGAACACCGATGTGCGCCAGACGGCGTTGGCAGCGCGGTCGATACCGGCATAAACGCCGGAATTGACCACGGTTGGGACGGCCAACTGAAGCCCGCCGAGCTCGCGCCCGCCGAACCGTGTGCCGTTGCCATGAAGCGAGATGTCGACCTCATCCTCCAGCTCGCTTTCAGCGGCTGCGATGTGGGATTCCATCACGTCCATGAGCTGGGCTTCGCCCTCGTTGTTGAGGATCTCCTCGTTCGAGAGCACAACGGCGACGGCCACCATTTTCGGGGTGTATTCGGCGTCGTTGAAGAGTTCGGCTGGCACGGGGTTCAGAAACCCGTAGCCATTGTACCAGACGGCCGATCCGGTCTTCGTGTAGAGAAGACGTTCACGGATGCGAGGGCCGGAATACTCCTTGAACTTGCCCTTGCTTTTGAGGACATGCAGCAGCGCGTCCGAATTGGAGACCAGATCCTGATAACCCGAGGACCGATCCTCAAGTGCCAGGGAGAGAATCTCCTGGTTTTTTTCGACTGAAGTAAGAGCCATTTGGCCCTCCTTTTAAGGTCGGATCACCCGGTTTGGGCCATTGCCCGGCGGAGAGAATCCTTGATTGATGTGGAGGCTCGCTTCGTTGCCGGGTCTGAGCCGGCCGAGGGCGCGCCAGTGACGGATTTGCCACCTTTGAGGGTCTGAGCCTCAAGGTTGTCTGTGGTGCGCGTCTGAGGCGCAGCGGTGACCTCGGCAACTGGCGCGGGGTTGAGCCGCTCCGCCAGCTTGTATGCTTCGGCCAAATCCTTGGTTTTCCCCGATTTCAGGAAGAACGCGATATCTTCCGCGAGTTCATCGAAGCGGGGATGGTCGGCGGCGAATGCCTGCACCTGACCATTGACTGTCGCAACATGCTGTTGCTGGATGGTGTTTGTAACCCCGCCCACCTGCTGCTTGATGCCGGCAAGCTCCTGCCGCAGTTCGCGGATCGTGGCGTCCTGCGAGGATGAAACCTGATCGGGCGTCTGGCCCATGACGCGGGCGGCGAAATCGCGGATATTGACGCCGGCATAGTCGAACACGCGCTGTAGCCCGGCCATCTTCTGGCCTTGGTCCTGGCTGCTGAGCATCTTCTCCAGCCCGAGATAGTTATCGAGCGCCTTGGGGATTGTCGTGCCGTGCTGTTTGGCCAGTTCGGAATAGGGTTTCAGCGGCTCGAATTCCTCGGCCGAGGCACGATGCTTCTCGATGCCGGCCTCAAGCTCACGAAATGAGCGATGCACGGCGGCTTTCACGGCTTCGGGAGCCTTCTCCCATTCGGCGGAGGCGGCGGTATCGCTCTTGAAGCGGGCCGGCATATCCTGATGGGTGCCGGTTTTTACCGGTTCGGCTTTCGGCTCCGGTTTTGCCTCGGCCTTTAGCTCAGGCAGGTTCTTGTCGGCGGGCTTTTCAGTCGGTTTTTCGGCGGGCTTGGCCTGAACGGGCTTTTCCTCGGCCTTGGCCTTTTCCGCGACCTTCTCCGCCGCAGATTTCAGCGCCTCACGTGTCGTCGGCGCCTTCTTTTCCTCGACCTTCGGCTCTGGCTTGGTTTCAGCCTTGGGCGGCTCCGAACTTACCGGTGCTGGCGGGTTTACCGGCTCCTGAGCAGGCGCAACAGTGGTCTCGGCCGGCGCTGGAGCGCCTGCATTCACGTCTTCCATAGGAAAAGCTCCGTCTGAGGGATTGCGAGGAGGTTTAGGCGATGTCCAGACGCAGCAGTTCCAGCGCCTGGGTAATGTGCTCGGCCGTAATGCCGTGGACTAGCTTTTCTTCCATCTTGGCACGCGTCGAACTGGACGCCGTGATGCCAAGAATTCCTTCAATCATGGCGGTGCACAAAATCGCCTGGTGGCTGAGATCGAGCCGGCTTGACTTAAACGCGGCCTCTATGGCGTTCAGCGCAGCGTCAGTCGTCGTCACCTGCTTGCCCTCTCGCCGCGCTCATAGCGGGCGGTTGCCTTGTGCAGGCAGTCCCGGACTGCCTTGCGGTCTACCTTGGGCCGCTTGCGGGGCCGCAGCCTGGCCGGATCGTTGCCGACTTCCTCGACGCCGGCCGCGCGATAGGTGGCGCGAAGAGCCGATTTCGAGCTGTAATATTTTCCGTCCAGCATCGACTGGACTTCGGACATGGTGTCCGAATTGATCATGGGAGCAGGCAGCGCCGAACGCTTCGGCTTGGCTGTTTCCACCTTGCGGAACACTTGCCTGCCGTCGCCGAGATCAAACCATGCGTGGGTCATGTGGTCATCGCTATGAGCTGTGCGTCGGTGAAGGTCACGCCGGCAGCCATGGCAAACCGTTCGTTCAGACCGTAGATCGAATTCGCGCCGGCGCCGTTGGTGCCAAGGTCGAAGTGATCGAGCGCGCTTTCGAGCGTGGCGTCGGTATCGAGGTTGCCCAGCACCCCGTTGGCGGCAACCTTGATCAGCCCGCCCGCCGTGACATAACCGGCCACCTTGTTGACGTTGCCCAGCCCTGTCTTCCAGACGCTATCTGCGGTCTGCGAAACGCCTGGTCCGTCGCTGAACTTGACCGCTCCACCTGCACCAGTGGCAAGCACAGAGCAGAACAAGCCTGTTGCGCCTGTGATGATGAAGGCGCCCGTAGCCCGCTCGCTGCGGCCCTGCCAATAGAAGGCGAATGCTCCCCGAGCGACACCAATCAGCGGCCCGGAATCGGCAATGTCAGCAGACGGACGGGATTGCGCGTTCAGCACCGTCGCCGTCGTGGTCGCTGCCCGGTACTGGGACGGCAGATTGACGCTGTTCGCCGGGTTGATGATGCTGGCGAAGTCGACCGCGATCTTGTCACCCGAAGTCGCCAGCCGGAAGCCGAGGACAGGATTTGTCACCGCCGCCTGCACAATGAATTTCAGCGCATAGCTTGCCGTAATGGCAACCGTGGTCCACGTCGTGCCACCATCGACCGTAAAGTCGACGTTGCCGGTCCCTATCAGGCGCTTGATGTCGACCTGCAACAGAACCGTGCTGGAGGCCAGCGTGATCGTCTGGAGGCACGTCGCATTGGCAGCGGTGGCCAAGAGGCTTGACGCGACGTTCGCCGCGCCATCGGCGCCAGTCTGGTCCTTGGCGGCGGTCATGTTCGTCTTGACCCAAGCCGCGTTCGTCAGGTCGCGATTCCACAGGTTGCGAATCGTCGCACCAGGATATTGCCAGTGGCCGCGATCAGTGCGGCGAAGGCCGGCGCTGGCTTGCTGGACCAGAAGCCCGGCCGCATTCGGCACATACGAGACATTGACGTTGTTCGGGTCTCGAAACAGCCGGCCGTCATTCGTGTTGCTTCCATACGGCTGCGTTCCGCCTTTTACGGTGGCGGCCACGAAGTCGATATCATAGGTGAACAGCGAAAACGGATCATTTGTGATCCCCACAACCGGCATGCCATTATCGGCAAAGGTCACCGGCATCCCGAAGCCGTTCGACGCCACTTCCATGGGCGAGCCGAGGCCATTCGCGGCCACGGTGACCGGCAGGCCTCCAGATGCAACGATGACAACCGGGATCGCCATTTAGATGCCGCTGGTCCGCTTCAGCGTGTTGGCAAGTGCGGGGTTTACGTTGGTCAGCGCCAGCTTATGGCTATCGAACGCCCCTGCATTGATCTGCCGGGCGAGTTCCTTGGCCTGTTCTCCCGGCATGCCGACCGCCATGAGCTTGGCAGCGCTGCCGTTGGTAAGCCCGGCGTTCATCTGGCGCGCCACCTCGATTGCGACCGGATAGGACATGCCGCCCCGGCAGAGTTCATCAGCGCTGACTGGCATTGGATGGTCCTTTCGGGGTTGCTTTGGCCTTTGCCGCCATTTCCGCCGCTTTCTTGGCGTCCTGCGCCGCAGTGTGGTCGGCCATTTGCTGTGGTGAAAGTGCAATTCCGGCCTGTGCCGCCATCTGGGCCTGACCCTCGGGTGGCAAATCCTTGAAGGAGATCGATTCCGACGGGCCTTTCGGCGCCTCTGTCGTGGTCTGCTCGGGTGTTTGCAGCGCGGCAAGCTCGATCTGCATCTTCTGGAGCGCGAGAGCCCCTATGTCCATTTCCTGAGCGTGCCTCTGCGCGTCCTGCTGGCCCTTGGCTTGAAGATTGCTAAGCGTCAGCGTCGCTTGCTGACCCTTGGCCTGCATGTCCTGCTGATGCGCTTCGGATTTCAGCTTGGCATCCGCTGCCGCCTGCTCCTGCTTCAGCTTCTGATCGGCGGCCTTCGTCGCTTGATCGGCTTTCGCGGCCTCCGCCTTCGGGTCTTGCTTCGGCTGCCCGGCCATGCCCTTCATCTTGTCCACGAAGGCGTCGATCGCGGTGCCCATATCCCGGCCGACACGGAACGGAGCCATGCCGAATTTGATGACCTCGCCGGCAAAATCAGCCAGTTCGGGATGGCTCTCGACCATCGGGGCGAGTTGGCCCAGGAGACCGCCCAAGGCCGTCAGGAATTCCGCGCGGGTCTGCTTCTCCGCCTGTTCGTCGGGCTGGATGGTGCTGTCAGTCTCGATGTCGAGCGTGAAAGCCCGAATGCGCTGGTCCCTGATGAAGTCCATCACCTGATCGATGGTGACGGTCTTTTTCAGCTCCTCGATCTGCTTGCCGAGGCCTTGCAACTGGCCCTGAGCCTGCTGCATGACCTGCTGCGCAACCTCCGGCTTCTGCTGCGCCATCTGCATTATTTCTGGGTCGGTCTTGGCCTGCTCCAGTTGGGTTTCGATATGCTTGGCCTGGCCCTCCAGCGCCTTGACCTGCTTGGCAACCTGCGCATTGGTCTGGAATTCCATCTGGCTCATTTCCAACAGGGTCTTCTGCTGGAAATTCTCGGCCATGATCTCGGCAACGATGCGCACCGTGTCCCTGGCAATGCGCACCAGTTCGTTCTGCCGGTCACGAATACGCACCGAGCCGTATTGTGTCTTCAGCGTCTGCGCGCCAAGCGTCTCGTTGGGGTCGGTCTGGCCGCGCATGACATCGGACAGGCCGCTGATCTGATAGATGTCCTCGATCAGCTGCTTGCGCAGCGCAATGAGCTGCTCGATGGTCTGCGCCACCATGTCCAGCGGCAGCCAAACGATGGTGTCTTTCGCCGATCCTGAGCCGAATGCAGCCCAATTGCTGATCGGGATCATCACCTGACGGTCATTGGTGGATTTCAGCGCTGCTTCCACCGCATCGCCGATCTCACCCGACCCAGCCGGGTAGAAACCCCTCAGACGCAATGAATCGGTCAGCGCCGATATGCGGTTGGTGATATCGTTAACTTCCTCGACCTGATCCTTGTAGAACAGGAAATCAGGCACCGGAATAAGGCTGTTACGCTGCACCGTGCCATAGGCTGGCCGTGGGCATGGGAAGAAGCCCTCAAGCGTCAGGTGCGGCTTGTCGTCATCAAGGCAGACATCGACGCCCGGCGAAACCCAGACGACCTTGTTCTGCGACTTCGACCATAGTTCCCACACGGCTGCCTTGAGCTTGCCGTCGCTGTTTTCCTTGTCATCCTTGCGCTTGGCGTATTCTGCCTCCTGATAGGCATCGCCAGATGTCGGACGAAACCGCTTGCGCATTTCCTTCTTGGTCAGCCAGGCGCGACAGGCGACCCAGTCGACCTCTTTCCATTCCCTCGCCGGATCATGGACGAAGTCGCGGCGGTTCTTGTGCTCGATGCAGCACTTCTCAACGAAATCGTTGTCCTTGCTCTTCGCCTCATAGCGGACCCACAGGCAGCCTCGGGCAAGCAGGGCCAGATCATCGCGGACTTGCCGCATGACGCCGTCCATATCCTCCCGCTCAAGCGCCACCATGCAATCGCGCTCCAGCATCTCGGAGGCGGCGCGCGGGATCGGCCGGCGATCCTGGAAACGTGGCGTCACCACTGGAACCGGCGGCCGCGCATACATCGACGGCTTCAAGACCTCGATATTGGCCCAGAATATCTGAAACTGCCGATCACGAGTGATGGACGCCATGCGCGAGATGTCGGCATACTGCTTTTCGATGTTGGTGCAGCGGTCCTGATAATCGGCGTATCCGGCCTTTTCCTGATCCTCGATAAGCTTCAGCCAGCCGCGAGAGGGCTTCTGCTTCTTGTCGGGATCGACCGGGGCATAATCGTCCGGGTCTTCTTCGGTCTCATTATCAGCCATCAGTCGAGCGCCTTAATGTGATAACCGCGCTTGAAAATGAAGACACACCAGCCGCCGGCCGCCGATTGGTAAGCCCAGAAGACTTTTCGCCATGCGAACCTCTTGGTCATATCTTGATCCTCCCGCCACTGGACGGTTCAGGTATTGGCGGCAACATGACTTGCCCGGATGTGGGAAGCGGTGCCGGGGGCGTCTTCCGCTTTCCTGCCCATGGCCGAGACATGCATGCGTAGCGGGTCTCGTCGGCGGCGTGGTCTTCCTGATCGGTGTTCAGGTCTTCCGGGTTCGCTTCGTCGTGCTGGAGCGCCGGCAATGTCCGGATCGTGTGGATGCATGTTTCGAAGAAGAACAGCATCGGCCGACCGTCTTCATCGCCTGTCAGCCTACCGCGCAACTGGTCCCAGCCGCCCATTGAGCCTTTGCGCGCCACCCTGGCATTGTCCGCTCGCCGGAATGTCGAGCCTTTGCCTGTCGCCATGCGCTCTGCGATTGATGGACCCCCGTCTTCGCTGAACGCCGCAGGATCAAGAACACCATAAACGATGATGTCGTCATGATCCCGCTCACGAACCCCTGCGCCGACGGCTTCGGCATGCAGTTTCAACCCGGTATCGGGCATGAACTTACCGCTGGCGTCGACCTTGACGCCGTACCACTCGCGATATTTGACCAGAGCGCCGCGCGGTATGACCACGCCAGGGCCGGCAATCGTGTCTTCTGTCGCCACCGCATACCAGCCGAAACAGAACGGCTTGGCGCTGCCCCAGTCGCCTGCCCTGAACCGTATCCAGTGATCTGGAATGGTAAATGGTCTGATGACATGCCGCCGCCGCTCGAAATTGTCGAAATAGGCGCCCTCGACGATATCCCAGTCGCCGTGGCGCATCGCTCTGACGAGACTGTCCGAGCCCAGGCCGTGCAGGCGATCCTCATAGCCGGGATCGTTGTCGTTCATGCTCGGATTGTCTTCGAGCCGAGCCGGGATGAACTGCCGCAGCATGCCACCTTCGGACCTCGAAACGCGGTAGACCTCATATTCCTGAGCACCTTCGATGAATGTGCTCTTGACGAACTGGTGACCGATGCCACCTGGATTGGCACCGCACAGGATGCGCGGGAACTTGCCCTTGTATTTGTCCGGTAGCGTGATGCCGACCATGCGCACGCGGTTGCGGAGGAAGCGGTAAATCTTCTCGGTGAAGTGGGTCAGCTCGTCGATCAGCAGCACGTGCATCTCAGCGCCCTGATACTTGAACCGATCCTTCTCGTTAAAGCAGTGACAGAGGTAGATTTTCGAGCCGTTCCAGAAGCGGATTTCGTTCTCGATGATGGTGACGAAGCCGCAGGATACCCAGCCGGCCAGCAATTCGCGAAAGCCGCTCGGCCCTTCCATGTGGTTCTTGATCAGATCCTCATGAATGCGACGGAACAGATAGACCTGCAGGCCAGGAATCTCCGAGCACCAGAGCACCGCGGCCAAACGCATGAGATGCGACTTGCCGCCGCCAGCTGCCCCACCGAATAAGGCTTCTGTTGCCTCCGTATTGAACGCTATGCCCTGCTTGGCATGCAGGTTGAGGTCAAGAACCGCTGCGGATCGTGACATTGACCACGGGGGCGAGAGGCAACGGCTCACCGTCCTTGCCAGTGAGTTCGTTCTTGTCGGCGAGACCCAATTCGCGGGCGATGATGTTGGCGTTCAGTAGGTCCGCCGAGGCACCTTCGAATTTCTGGGTGCGAATGATTTCCTCAACCTGAGACGTGATGTACTGAAAATCTTCACGCTTGCAGTACTCTGCCCACGTCATCCGGCCGATATCGAGGAAGATGCAGAGCCCGGAAATGGTCATCGCGCGCATCTTGGCGATGTCCTTGACCGTCACCTCCCCCTGATAAGCGAAGGGCTTGGCCTCATAGAGCGGATTCGCATCCACCCATTCGAAGTACTCGCAGCAGGCCTTCCATAGCTTCTCGGGATCAATGAATATCGGCGAGCGCCCATGTGAGCTGCGGGCTTTCCAGAACTGGTTTCCTTGAGGCGCGGGCATTGGAGTCTCCCCGGTCTGAGCGGGTGCGGTAGGTTGCGGCTTGTTCGAACCGGTGCTTTGGTGGCCATCTCTCTTTCGGGAGCGGTCAGATATGGCAAGTGTAAGGTACTACGTGTCGCAGAAAGGCGAACGGTGGAACGTTCAATATGACGGCAAGGATTACGCCTTCGGCTCACAGTCAGTCGCTGTCCTCGCAGCCGTGAAAGCTGCGACCTCGGCCTTTTCATTTGGGCACGAGGCTGAAGTGCTTCTAAAGGGCGATGACGGCAAGTGGCGCACCGAATGGCCGTCGGCCTGACGCTGGTCAGAAAGCCTCGCTGTTGCTTCGGGATCAATTCTGGCATGTGATTGGTCGCCCCGTCTGAGCGGGTGCAAATTGAGCGGAGGCTACAAATGGCAGAGCCAATAGAACGCATGTTCCACGGCGAGTTCTCGAAAGACGAGGTGCTGGCCTGGATCGACGAAGTGTTTGATGCCAATCCCAAGCTGATGCCGAAGGGAATCAACGTCAGCAACCGCATTCATGAGATGGGTATCGGCGACAACTACCGCGACGTTAAAATAGCTGCCGACCCGCAACTGTGGCCTGACGACACCGTTCGGATCGTGTTTGATATCGAATGATCGGATCAAGGGCCAACAAAAAACCCGCCTGATTTGGCGGGTTCTCGCGCAGTTCTGCGAATGACGATCAACTACGGGGTTTCGTGTTGAAAGTCAACGCGGACCACCGGCGGGTAGTGGGTCAGTTTGAGAACCCTTAACTAGGTTTGTGTCGATATCCTCCGATGATGGCGCGGTGGATGGCTCAAATGACGGCATTCAAGGTTACAGTTCTCATCTTTGGATGGCTAGGGCTGCTGTTCGTCGGCTTGTTTATTCCTTGGAATTTTCCTGGATGGCGGCCATGGCGAGAGTCTATTGGCGGCGATGATCGGCCTCACTTGGGCAATCGCTTATTGGCCCGTTACGTTGGTCGTGCTCGGTCTAGGATTATGGGCCTCTGGATGGTGGATGAGGCAAGGATAGTAACGATCCAAATTTCAAACTGACCCATTGCCCACCGGCGAGAAAGTTGAAGTGCTGTGCGCACGTCCGGAGATCATGGTGCAGCACCGGTGCCATTTCGCGCTCTGTCGCGCCATGCTTCATTGCGATCTCGGCCGTGGTCAGACCGACAACGCAATAGTCAATCATGCGCTCGGCTGGCACTCGGCCCATTTCTTTCACGAAACCCTTCAGCTTGTCGATCGCCGCGACCCGTCCGTCAGAAATGCCGGTCGCGTATCCTGATCCGGTGCCGCGCAGGAAATCCGCCGAACTGGCCACAGCCACGCCGGCCCGCTCCCATAGGCGCGCAAGGTGACTGCCAGCATGGAAAAGAACGTCCTGCTTCTTCCGCCCGTAGCGCCATTCGAATGTTCCTGGCGCCGACCGCATGGCGCGGGTTTCCGATCGCTGGCCAGATATTCGGATCTTGACCGACGTGACCTTGGCGCCGCCCTTGCCGCCGTCGGCGCGGCTTAGCTTGGATATAGCGCTATTCTGCGATTTCCTTCCCGCCTGCCGCTCTTCTGGCGTCGTCCGGTATGAGGGCGGTTTTCTACGTTTTGCCTGAAACGGCACCTCGTCGAAGAGCTTTTTCATGCGCACCATTTAGCCCCTCGTTGAATAGTCGAGTTGCTGGCGGATCATGTCGAGCGAACTGGGCGGCTCAACGGGCAAAGCCTCGCTACGCCCCTGCCCCGCCAGTTCATCAGCTCGCTCATTCCCAGAAGTGCCAACGTGACCCTTGACCCACTCGACTTTAACAAACTGCAGTTCGTCGCGCGCACGGTCGATCGTCTGCCAAAGAGGCAGATTGGCTATCGTCTGATTTTTCTCGTTGGCGTTCTGGCCTTTTCGCTTCCAGCCTTTGGCCTTCCAGCCGGGCACCCATTCGTTCAGACCTTTGACCACATATTGGCTGTCACAGAAGATCACGACCGGTTCGGCTGGTGCTATCGCAGCGACCCACGCAAGGGCATGAAGGAGCCCCGTCAGTTCCATCGTGTTGTTTGTGGCAGTGGCCGTGCCGCCGCAGCGAGCATCAATCTCAACGCCTTGTCGATACACCGCAAAGCCCCAGCCGCCGGCCCCTGGATTTGGTTCGCAGCACCCGTCGCAATAGATCACTAGCGCGTCAGCAGGCATCTCGTGTTGCTTCGTATGTTTAGGCTTAGCTTTTTTCTTGTGCTGGAAAGGCTGACCGCGCGTCGGAACCGGCCGCGGCGTCACCGCCCCCGTGCAAATGATGTCCTGCAGCTTCTTCAGCAACGGAAAGTGCGAGGCGCTGCGATCGGTTGGGAATTTCAGCCTCTGATCACTCAGCTTCTGCACGTAAAATGCAGCCTGCCGCTCGCTGACGATCGATTTCACGTCGACGCCTTGCACCTTCAGCCAGTTGCGCAACGGTTCAAGGCCTGCCGGCCAGACATAGCTCATGCGGCATCTCCATCGTGTTGAGCGGTCGGTGACCGTAATGCATCAAAGACAACCGTTGCAAACTTCTCGATCTGATCCTTGATGACGTCGCCATCATGGATGCCCGACACCTGCAAGCCACCAATTTGCTGACGTACCGTCGACCGCCAAAACCGATCTCCCGCAGGGCCATGTCGCTTCTCGAGAACGGCCAAGGTTTCCCGGACGAGCCGAATGTTGCGGTGCAGGGGAAAGGGAACGATCGATGCCGTTTTGTCTCGGTTCTGTTCCATTTAACTCGCTGCTCCCATACGGTTGAGCACTTCATCCCCGTCGCACTGCTTGGCGCCGCCGTTCGCGTTTACAGCGCCATATCTGCTTTTGAGGGGAAGAAGGGGCTTTGACGGAAGCGCCAAGACCACCGGCGCCGAGCCAAGCGGAGAGGTGATAGAGACCGGTGAGACAAGTGTGTCGCTTTTGGTAGATATACCTACTAGCGACGTACCCGTCTCACGAAAGCGCCGATACCATTGGGCACGCGAAATCCCCTCGGCATCCCACGGGCGACCTTTGGACAAAGAATTTTTGGCCAGCCAACTTTCGCGAGGTTCAACACCCCGCGCGCGGCGCTTTGCCGTCTGCCTTGCCCGATCACCCGACCGCTTCACGTCCTTGGCAACGCCCTTGCGGACGCGGGCAGAAAAATCGCATGCCCCCATCGTCTTGATTTCGAGCGTCGTCCGCTCCAGCAGGGTTAGGCAAATCTTGCGCGCCGCTTCGTCGGCTTTCATCTGGTAGCGGCGACCGACCAGCATATTGAGAATCGGGCGGATGATGGTTCCCGCCCGCTGCAACGCCCAGGGCGCCCACCTGTGGCACCAGTCAGCCAAGACCTTGTCCAGATCGGCCCCGATAGTCAGGCAGTGCGCATTGAGCGAATAGGCGGCAACCTCGATGAAAAGGTCCGCGTCGTCGGTCTCGGGAAGGACCGCGCCGTAACGGGTCGTGATGACCCGTTCCAACTCGCGAAGTCTGGCGTTGGTGATCATGAATGGTGCTGTTGGCTTCGGCTTGTCGGCCAAGATGCACCGGCCAACCTTCATCTTGCCCGTCCGGTTCGCGAGAAGCCGCGCCTTGGCTGCATTTGCGATACTCATCTAGTGCACCCTCGCCTTCACGAGGTTCGCTTCACGCATTGCCTGCACGGCTTGTAAGGCGGTCAGACCGAAACGTTGCCTGAGTTGAGGCACGACCGGCTTGGAGCGATCCGCCGAACCAGTTGCCAACCAGCTTGCGGCAGCGGCAACCGGCGACATGTCAGCCGCCCCGCTCATGCAGCCACCGCAATGTCTTCAGTGATGTTGACAAAGGTCTCCAAGGTGTATCGCGCATGTGTCCCGCCGAAGTCTCCGCCGTGGCTTTCGTGTCTGGTGGAGATGACGAAGTGGCGCCGAAGCAAGAAGATGTAGTGCGCCATTCGAACACCGGTCGGCAGATCAAGCGGTGTGACGCCACGCGCACCGGCGTTGATCAATTGCTTCCGCCCCTCAAGATGGACGGTCTGCCCGTCTGGTTCGACCTTCGCCGAGAGAATGAATTTCTTGTTCGCTGTCTTCGAATGTGAGTTAACGGGCTTAGGCCCGCCTGCTATGTCCTGCATTGTCATTCTTCCTTTCCGATTTAGGTCCGCGATTGGGAGGGTGATGGAAAAGGGGAAGTAGGCGGCTGGTTTGGCGACGAGACCGCTTACTTCCCTTCGTTTGCGTCCGGGCCTCCTTTCGGAAGGCTATCCAGCCAGGCATCGGCATCAACTTTGCGGATCAAAGTCTTCCTGCCTGCCTTTCGATATTCCAGCCGACCGGCCTTCATTTCGAGATATGCTGAGTTACGGCGAATGCCGTAAGCGTCGCAAAAATCAGCGACAGTAAAGGCGTTTGGACTACTGTTCATTTTCTTCCTTCCTTCGAGACGCCAACAAATCAATGCGGACATATTAGCATTGCCAGGACTCCCGGACGACCCCAAAATTCATCGATACCCGGTTTCCACAGGCGCAAATTCCTGCTTGAAATTCAAACAGTTACTCGCCCTAGAGATTGACTTTTCCACAGGATTTCCCCAAGAGCGTTCTCCTTTGGTTCTGAGGAACCGGCGCAGTAATGCGCCGATGGTCCCAAAGACCAAAATGCCCCTCCCAGGCTATGCACGGAAAAAAGCGGGAACCACCGCGCCCCACGCGGTATCGCGGCTGGCTCAGAATCAAGCCGCGAATAGGTCCGGTCCCTCAAATCAGTTAGCAATATCGGCCCGCGCGATTCGGCCGTCAAGACACTACGGACGCCAGCAAACAGCTATTGTCGGTTTCCCCCAACCAGCCGCAAGTTACCCTTGTTCAATGGTGCCACCAAATAGTTCGACCATGCCGCCATCAACTTGCGCCGCTTCTCTAAAGCGTCCGACCGGCGATATGCATTCTCGACCGCATCACCGACTTTGTGGGCAAGAGCTGCTTCGGCGACTTCCCGCGGGAAGCTAGTTTGATCGCCGGCCCAATCACGGAACGCCGATCGGAACCCGTGCGGCGTGAATTGCCCGACTCCCATGCGGCGCATAGCCATGGTGAGCGCCATGACCGACAATGAGCCGAGATTGCCCCGCCTGTCTTCCCCGGGGAAGACATGACTGTCATCCGACAGGCGAGCATCGTAGAGTGGGCGCAGGATCGCCAGGGCGGGTTCGGTTAGAGGAACGCGGTGTTCCCGCTTAGCCTTCATGCGTGCCGCCGGCACCGTCCAGAGTTTTTCGTCCAGATCTATTTCGGGCCAAGTGGCGCCGAGCACTTCCCCCGATCTAGCAGCGGTCAGGACTAGGAAAGCCAGCGCCAGAGCTGAAAGCCCCTCAGATGCCCGTAGGCGCACCACGAACGCCGGCACGTCGCTGTAGGGCATAGCCGGATGGTGGCCGCGGGAAAGCTTCTCCGGCTTCGCCAGGAGATGGCTTAGATGACCGCGCCACAGAGCCGGGTTCTCCCCTGTGCGCCAGCCCTTGACCTTGGCGAAGTCCAGAACCCTTTCGATGCGACCGCGCAGGCGTTGCGCCGTCTCAGGCTTGTCGGCCCACACTGGTTCGAGCACCGCCACGATGTCATCGGTGTCGATGTCCGAGACAGGTTTCTCGCGGAGCCGCTTGCAGTAGGCATCGCCGAGGGTCATTTCCCATTGCGCGCGATGCTTCTCGTTCTTCCAGCCCTTGCCGATTTTCGCGATGAGGCTTTTGGCAGCGTCGGCGAATGTGGGCACCGCCGGCTTCTCTTCCACTGGTGGAACCCACGTAGGGTCTTTGCCGGCCTTCAGGAGCGCCCGGCATTCCGTCGCCTTCTCCCGAGCCTGTCCAAGCGACACCGGCTTTGGATAGGCTCCTAGGCCTCGCTCTATGCGCTTGCCCTCCCTCACCCCGACAAACACCCAGGACCGGCTTGCCCCAGCTACGTAGAGATAGAGCCCGCCGCCGTCACCATAACGACCGGCCGGCAAGTCCTTCATGCGGATAGCAGTATCGGAAAGCTTGTTGAGCGCGCGAGCCAT